ATAAAAAAGCCAGGCGCGTTACGGAAAGAGTTGGGCGTGAAAGAAGGGAAGACCATCCCTGCAAAGAAACTCGCCGCCGCCGCAAAGAAACCAGGCACCCTCGGTAAGAGAGCGCGTTTGGCAGAAACTCTCAAAGGAATGAAGAAGTAATCATGCCATATACAACCAGTACCACAGCGTTTAATCCTACCCTTAACGATATCGTTGAGGAGGCGTTTGAACGAGTAGGTCTGGAGTTACGCACTGGTTATGACTTCCGCACAGCGCGCCGCAGTCTCAATCTGTTGCTGACAGAGTGGGCTAATCGCGGGTTAAATCTGTGGACTATTGATACTGGCACTATTCCTTTGATACAGGGTCAATATATTTATGACCTTCCTGACGATACTGTTGATTTAATTGAACATGTTATTCGTAATTACCCTGGCTCTACGGCAAACCAAATAGATATCAACATTAATCGAATAAGCGTCTCTACGTATTCGACTATCCCTAACAAGCTGACACAGGGTCGCCCAATTCAAGTGTGGGTTAATCGCCGCTCGGGGCAGACAACGGACGCGGTTGCAGCAACGGCAAAGGTTCCGCAGATATATGTATGGCCTACACCAGATCAGGGAACTGCTGATGCGCCGTTCTATTACTTTGTTTACTGGCGTTTGCGCAGGCTGACAGATGCAGGTAACGGTGTGAATGTTGAAGATATTCCATTCCGTTTCCAAGAGGCGTTGATATGTGGCTTGGCTTACAGGTTGGCTATGAAGCTGCCAGGCGGCTTAGAGCGCATACAGTTGCTGAAAGCTCAGTACGATGAGTCATGGGAAATGGCGGCAGGAGAAGACCGCGAGAAAGCGCCAGATCGTTTGGTGCCTCGCATGATTACTTACAGGTGATGTATGCCAAGTAAGTATACAAGCGGTAAAAAATCGATTGCGGAATGTGACCGCTGTGGTTTTAGATACCTGCTGAAAGAATTAAAGAAGCTGACGATCAAGACCAAGAACGTCAACATCAAAGTTTGCAAGACATGTTGGGAACCGGATCAGCCGCAGTTAAGTTTAGGTCTGTATCCAGTTAATGATCCACAGGCAGTACGTGAACCACGGCCTGACGTTTCTTACTGGCAGTCTGGATACTCAGGCTTACAGACGGACATACAAACTGGGCCATTGGTATCTGAGAATGGATATCCAAGCGGCGGTAGTCGGGTTGTACAGTGGAGCTGGAACCCAGTAGGTGGCGCAAGAAGTATTGATAATGGACTGACCCCGAACAACTTGGTAGCTAGTACGTCAGTTTCAAACGTAACCATAAACTAGGAGTACAAGATGGACACAAAGCAGGTTAAAAAGATTGCAGACGTTGAGGCTAACAAGGCTGTTAAAGGTCATGAAAAACGTATGCACAAGATGGCAAAAGGTGGCGTAACTACTGAATCCATGGAAAAATACGGTCGCAATATGGCGCGTATTATGAATCAGAAATCTAACGGAAGAGGTCGATAATGGCTAAGTTTTCGCAGAAAGTTATGGGCAAAGAAGTAGGCCAAGCGTCTGTTTATGCCAAGCCACATACCATGAGTGGTAAAGAATTAGATAGCGATCTGCCATATACGGCTGGCGCTAAAGTTATGGATGACATGAACATCTCTGTAGCTGGTCTGAGCAAGGGCAACTACAAAGAAGTTAAGACTGACGGTATCAAGATGCGCGGTGCTGGTGCGGCTACCAAGGGCACGATGTGCCGTGGGCCGATGGCTTAAGTTTACAGTGACCTAAGAATAAGTTATCAATGAACTACACCGAGTTAAAAGCTGCGATTCAGTCGTACACGGAGAACTATGAGACCGAGTTCGAGTCTTATATTCCTACGTTCGTACAGCAGACTGAGACTCGCGTTTATAACACTGTCCAGCTTCCTTCTATACGAAGGAATCAGACTGGTACATTGACGGCTAATAACAAATATTTGTCGGCTCCTGGTGATTTTCTTTCTGTGTATTCGCTGGCAGTGATCCAGAACTATCAGTCATCTAATGAGACTTACACGTACTTGTTGAACAAAGATGTAAACTATCTTCGTGAAGCGTATCCAACGCCGAACGACACAGGTTTGCCGCTGTACTACGCTATTTTTGGCCCATCGGTGAGCAGTAATGTAACCTCAAATGAGCTGACATTTATTATGGGGCCAACGCCCAATACGTCGTACACGGTAGAGCTGCATTACTACTATTACCCGCAGTCAATTGTGACGGCTGGCACAAGCTGGCTGGGCGACAACTATGATCCAGTGCTGTTATATGGCTCCTTGCGCGAGGCTTACCTGTACATGAAGGGTGAGCAGGATTTGATCGCCAACGTAGAAGCAAAGTACAACGAAGCATTAGGTCAGTTGAAACGTTTGGGTGATGGCCTAGAAAGACAAGATGGATACCGTAGTGGTCAGACTAGAGTGAGAGTCACATGACAATCTATCAAGGACTGACTACAAGCTTCAAGGTTGACATTCTGAACGGTAAGCAGAACGTAGCATCAGATACATTGAAGATGGCGCTGTACACCGCGTATGCCACTTTAGATCAGGATACGACAGCGTACTCGCCAACTAATGAAATTAGTGGTACTGGCTACACTGTTGGAGGTCAGGCACTATCTAACGTGACTATTAATAGTGGTAGCAATACAGTGTATGTAAGTTTTAGCAATGTTGTTTGGAACCCAGCTCAGTTCACTACTAGGGGTGCATTGATTTACAACGCAACAAAATCAAACGCTTCGGTAGCAGTATTGGACTTTGGGTCTGACAAGATTCAAACTGGTAACAACACATTTACAGTAATTTTGCCGCCTGACACACAGTCCAGCGCGCTAATTCGTATAACGTAAGGAGCAATCATGTCTACTGAAAAATCCTATTCAAGCGAGAAAATCTCGGGTGATGTGGTGCGTAAAGAAGGTTTTGTAGAAGGTCTGTCATCGGGTGGTGTGTTTACCGTTACCTGTCTAGATAAAGACGGCAACGAGAAGTGGGTAGGTATTGCGCCTAATCTTGTAGTTAATACTGGCTTGCAAGCTATGAATACTCAGTTCTTTACTGGTTCAGCTTATACAGCAGCTTGGTATGTTGGTTTGGTTAATGGATTTTCTGCCAGCACAACATTCTCTGGTGGTGATACGTTGGCTACTCATGCCGGTTGGACTGAGAACAGCAGCTACAGCGGCACTCGTAAAGCGGCTTCTTTCGGGGCGGCTACATTAGCAGACCCATCAAACATCAACAACTCTGCTTCGTCAGCTTCGTTTACGATGAATGCTACCGCTAATATTGCTGGTGCATTCTTGTGTAATGTAACGTCTGGCACCACAGGTTTGTTGTTTTCGGCGGCTGACTTCCAATCGCCTGGCGACCGTAGCGTAGTAAGCGGCGACGTATTGAACGTAACTTACTCGTTCAACCTTGACGCTGTTTAATAGGGGATAAGCATGGCAACTTTTAAAAAAGGCGATGTAGTCAAAGTTAAAGCTGTGACTCCAGAAGGCCCAATCACTAAGATGCGCATGGATGATGACGGTACTGTTTACTACCTGTTGTCGTGGACTAATGATGACGGTGCTGTGCATGAGCGTTGGTTTACGGATGATCAGCTTGTTGCTGCGGGGTAATGTGTGGCTGTTGTCGATGGTGGCTACAGTAGTGGCACATGGGGCCAAGCTGGCTGGGGCTGCTCGGTCTATGACTGCTTAATCTCTAACGGAGGTTGGAGTCTTGGCACGTGGGGGTCGAGTACTTCAGGTGGTTGGGGATATGGATATGATGGTGTTGTTTTTGCTTCTGATTCAGTAAACATAGCAACGCCGATTACAGCAAACATATCAGAAACAGCAAACGTAACAGAAACATTCTCTGCTGCATTTACGGCAAATGTGTCTGTAAGTGATACAGCGAATGCAAGTGAAACGGTAGCAAGTGCAATTATATTTAGCAGTGCAGTTTCAGACACAGCAAATGCAAGTGATTCAATAGCAAGTGCAATTATATTTGGTAGCACAGTAAGTGATACAGCAAACGCAGCAGATACGGTAAGTACGTTAGTAGTATTGGGAAGCACGGTATCAGATACAGTAAACGCAGCAGATACAGTATCGATGTACATCACGTTTCCAGTGAGCGTAAGTGATACGGCAAATGTAAGTGAAGCAGTATCTTCTGGTGCTAATTTGGTAGTAACGGTAAGAGATACGGCAAATGTTGCAGACAATATAGTCGGTGCTTACGCTACGCTTAATAATGTAGCTGAAACGATACAGATTACTGATAACGCAAACGTAACAAGAATTACTGTAGGTGAGATAGAAGAAAATGTAAGTAATGATGATGCTTACAATGCGCAAGCAGTCTTCCAGACGTTAATGGAAGAGTTGGTAAGCGGATCAGAGACGTTTGATGCAAGTGGAATATTTACAGCTAACATAGCTGAAAGCATAACGATAACGGATTTGTGGTTTGCGCAGTATCTTTGGAACTTAATTAACGATGCACAGACAGCCAACTGGTCGCCTATTAACGATGATGTGAATGGCGGCTGGGGGGTAATAAACACGACAGAGAATGCGTCGTGGCAGGTAATAAACACCATTATGTAAGGACGGATCATGGCAAGTACATATAGCAGCCTAAAGATCGAGTTAATCGGTACAGGAGATCAGGCGGGTACGTGGGGTAATACCACTAATACCAACCTTGGCACAGCCATTGAGGAAGCTATCACTGGTTCTGCCAACGTCACCTTTGCCAGCTCGAATGCGGCGATAGCACTAACAGATACAAATGCTGCACAGACTGCGCGTAATTTGCGATTGAACTTGGTAGGTACTATTGCCAATGTTCAGACATTGTTTGTGCCTGCGATTGAGAAACAGTACCTAGTAACAAACGGTCTGTCTAACTCAGTCATTATTTCTAACGGTACGAACGTTGCGCCTACGGGCACGACAGTAACAATACCTACCGGCAGATCAGTCACAATATTTAACGACGGTGCCAATATTGCGGAAACTATCAACTACCACGCAACTCTGCAAGTTGGTAACTTAACTCTGTCAAACATCACGTTGACAAACCCGCTGGATGTAAATGAAGGCGGTACTGGTTTAGCGAATTTGACCTACGGCAGTGTGATGGTAGGTAATAACACTGGTACGGTAACATTGGTTGCGCCAGGCACAGCTAATAACGTGCTGACAAGTAACGGTACCCACTGGATCAGTCAGGCATCGTCAGGCGGTGGTATAACAACAGGCAAAAGTATCGCTATGGCAATGATTTTCGGGTTTTGACGCGCTGCAACATATTATTAGGAGTAACAAATGGCTAACCCCAATATCGTAAACGTCACCAGTATTTATGGTCAGGTTGGGTATCTGTACCCAGCTAACACCACTGTCAATACTGGCTGGACGTATAACGGCACAACTACGCTAACGGGCTTGACTCCAGCGGCTAACACTGTGAACCGTGTAACTTCCATCACTATTGCCAACATTACGTCGAGCGCGGCTACAGCTACTGTGGCTGTAGGTAACAACTCGAACTTTGCTGCTGCGAACGTGATTACTTATTCTGCGTATCAGATTTCGGTTCCGCCGAACGCTACGCTGATAGCGGTAGACAAGACCACATCCTTGTACATCACAGAGAATCAATCTGTTGCTGTATATGCTGGTACGTCTAACGCGCTGACATTCACAGCGACTTTCGAGCAAATCACCTAATCGGGGCTGACATGGGACTTCGTTATCCCGGTGGTTATGTCACGGCAACGTTTAATCCGCTTGCCTACACTATTGCTGCTTCTAACCTGCTAGTTGTTGCTGGCGGGGGTGGAGGCGGTGGAGGCAATAGCGCAAATTATCCTGACGGTGCTGGCGGCGGTGCTGGCGGTTTTAGGCTTGTATCTTTTGGCTTTGTTGCTGGAACTACGTACAGTATTACTGTTGGTGCTGGAGGTTCTGGAGCGTCTAGCGGGTCGGCAAATGCGCGGGGATCAACAGGATCAAACTCAGTTTTTACTGGCGTAACTGCTTCTGGAGGCGGGGGAGGTGGTGCGCGTTCTGATACGGCGGGAGTAAGCGGCGGTGGCAACGGCGGTTCTGGAGGTGGCGCTTCCATTAACGCAGGCGGTACAGCGGCTGGAATACCGGGAACTGGAAATGCTGGAGTTACTAGCCCAGCAGAAGGACATTCAGGTGCAAACCCAGCTACAGGTACTGCCAATCTTGGCATTGGTGGCGGCGGCGGGGCGGGGTCTGCTGGATTTGATGGAACAAACTCTATAGGCGGTCTTGGCGGCTCCGGTGCGCCAACCACAATCGCAGGGTCGCAAACTTACTACGCTGGCGGGGGCGGGGGCGCTATTAGAAGTGGTACTGCTGGCACAGGCGGAGTCGGCGGTGGAGGCTATGGTGCAGTTGGAGCTACTACTGGGTCTGCTGGCGCAACAAATAGCGGCAGTGGCGGCGGGGGCGGCGGTGGTAATGGCTCTTCATCTGTGTCTGGCGCGGCTGGCGGTAGCGGCATAGTCATCGTAAGAAACGGTAAAGCAGCAGCTTCTTACACAGGTTCCCCTACAATTACTAACGTCGGTAGTGACTACGTATATACATTCACTGGCAACGGATCAATAACATTCTGAGGTAGCACATGGCGCACTTTTGTAAACTTGATGACAACAACGTGGTGCTAGAAGTTAATGTGGTAAACAACCATGAGCTAGTCACGAGCAAGAATACGGTAGACGAGAACGGCAACGTAGTCGTGTCTCTGGTTGAGTCTGAGGACAAGGGTATTGCGTTTCTGACTGCGTGGTCAGGCGGTCATACTAATTGGAAGCAGACAAGCTACAACGCTACCTTCCGTGGCAAGTTTGCAGGTATAGGTGACACGTATGACGCGGCTAACAATGTGTTTGTAGCTCCTGTAGTGGAGCAAGTAACTACGCCGTTAGTAGAGTCAGTAATTGAGACTCCGCAAGTTACAGAGGAACCTGTAGGTCTGTCATCTACTGACATCCCTGCTTTGACATCAGAACAAATAACGGGGCTATAAAATGCCACAATACCAAGGTGTATGGACGCTGCAAGCTCAGTCGCAAGCTCAGTCTAATCAGCAATGGGTAACTGACCCTAATTTCAAGAACACCACTCTGCTGTTACAAGCAGACGGCACAGGCAGCGGTTCGCAGAATCAGACCTTCCTAGACAGCAGTACAAACAATTTCTTCATCACAAGAAACGGTAACACTACCCAAGGTTCGTTCTCGCCGTTTAGTCAGGCTCCGGGGTATTGGAGTAATTACACAAGCTCAGGAAACTATTTATCAGTAGCTAGTAATGCGGCTTTTGCTTATGGTACTGGCGCAATAACTATTGAATTTTGGGAGTGGTCAACAACAACACCTACTTCTGCTGTTGAAGTTTGGGTATCAAACGGTTCCAATAACTTAAACATTCAACGTAGCAGTGGTGGTTTTTACAATGTATATGATGGCACAGATAGAGTTTCTACAACTACTGTTTTATCAAACCAATGGAACCACGTTGCTTTTGTTCGTCAAAGTGGTGGGCAAACAAACCTGTATGTAAATGGCGTTAGTGTTCTAAGTTGGACTTCATCAGTTAACTACGGAAACGATACTTTTGTAATTGCTGGTTCTGGGTCTTTTCCATTTCCGGGGTATATATCCAACATACGTGTTCTTAAAGGAACGTCTTTATACACGGCAGCATTTACGCCACCAACGTCACCATTAACCGCTATTACTAATACATCACTACTTACCTGCCAATCAAACAGGTTTATAGATAACTCTGCTTCGCCATTAACACTAACTATTACTGGTTCCCCATCCGTCCAAGCCTTCGGCCCTTTTGCTCCTGCGCTGCAATGGACACCAGACGTAGTAGGTGGGTCTGGGTATTTTGATGGTACGGGGGATTTCTTAACTGTTCCAAGTAGTTCAGCTTTTGCTTTTGGTTCTAGTAATTTTACTATTGAGCTTTGGGCGTATTGGACTGGAAACATGGGGGTTAGGCAGGATTTAATTCATACCGCATCTTTGTCTTCAACTGTTGGTTTTGAACTATTAAAATTATCTGGTGACACAATTTATTTTGGTGTCGCTGGAGTATCAATCACATCTTCAATAACTGTAAAAGCAGGCCAGTGGTATCACATAGCCGCTGTAAGAAGCAGCACAAGTACAAACGGTTTAAATCTTTATATTAACGGCGTTAATGTAGGTACAACTACAGCTTCTGGATCAATAACAGGTAATGCAACATTTGCGATTGGCGCTCAAGCAACTGGGTCTGCCCCAACTATTGGTTATTTTTCAAGCCTACGTATAGTTAACGGCACTGCTGTTTACACTGCGGCGTTTACCCCGCCTACAGCGCCCGTAACAGCAATTACCAACACATCACTACTCCTCAACTACACCAACGCCGGTATATACGACGGCAAGATGGGCAACGTACTGGAGACAGTAGGCAACGCACAGGTAAGCACAAGCCCTGTGAAGTACGGTAGTGGGAGTATTTATTTTAATGGGTCGTCTAGTTATCTAAGATCGCAACCTACAACGCCGTTATTTGCTATAGGAACTACGTACACTATTGAAGGTTGGTTTTACAGGCTTTCAAATACATCAGCGGGGACATACACCAGTGCGCTTGAGCTAATAGGAACGCAACCTTTTGGCACTACTACTACAGGGTTTCTTTTAACTTTTGGCACAAGTGGGGGTCTATATTTTTATGATGGCGCAAATGCAACTGTAATAAATTACGCAAACGCAACAACACTTATTCCTTTAAATCAGTGGAATCACATAGCTGTAGTACGTGCTGGTGGCGGGTCTAATAATGTGACATTGTTTGTAAATGGTATAGCAGTTGCTACCGGCACAAGCAGCAGCGCCCAATCAACCGTGCAAAGCTATTTTATTGGTGGTGATACAAATAATAATGGCTGCTTTACAGGATATATGGACGATGTAAGGGTTACAGTTGGCGTTGCTAGATACTTTACAAACTTCACGCCTCCACAACAGGCACTGCCGAGACAATAAGGAATAGAAGATGAGTGACAAATATCCCGGTGGGTTTGTAACTACAGGTGCGCCAGCAGGGTTCTCTGTTGCGTTTGATGGTACAGGTGATTATTTAACTATTGCTACTAACGCAGCATTGCAGTTAGGCACTGGTGCATTTACTGTTGAGTGCTGGTACAACTCCACTTTAGATACTGACGGAATTCTTTCTTGTATTGATAACGGAAGCGGTTCTTTTGGTATTGGGTTTTATTTTTCTAATACAACCACGTTAAAGGTTGCAATACAGTCAAATGTTACTGAAGTTATTGGCTATACAACGACAGTAGCTGTAAACAATTGGTATCACGTTGCGGCAGTAAGAGATGGAAGTAACAACTATGCTGTTTTTGTTAATGGAGTAAGGATAGGATCAACCACTAACACCACAAATATTTCACTTGGTGCATGGGGTATTGGTAGAACTTATGCCAACTCTGGAACCACATACGGTGGTTACATTTCAAATGTTCGTATTGTTAAAGGTACGGCAGTATATGACCCAACGCAGACGACGCTACGCACACCAACACAGCTATTCCCAATAACAAACACCTCATTACTGACTTGCCAAAGCCCAACAATTATTGATAACAGCACTAACGCATTTACTGTTACTGCTAACGGCGATGCTAAAGTCAGCAACTTCACACCGTTTGCTGGATACACAGGGTTTAACCCTGCGCTTGGCGCTGCGGCTGGTGGTGTATGGACGTTAGACGAGGCTGCGTATTATCAGAACAACCGTATATGGCCTATCTACGACCCGTACTTCAATCAGACCACGCTGATGCTGCATGGTAACGGGGCGAACGCCGCTAACAACAGTGTGTTTTTAGACTCCAGCACCAACAACTTTGCCATCACTCGCGCAGGTAACACAACCCAAGGTACGTTCACGCCTTTCTCTCAGACAGGGTGGTCTAATTACTTTAATGGTTCGAGTAGTTATATAAGTGCGCCTAGCAGTTCTGTTTATAACGTAGGTGCTAGTGCATTTTGTATAGAAATGTGGTTTAACGCAGCTTCTTTTTCTTCCCAACAAGGATTATTTAGTTGGTCGGTATCTCTTACAGGATTAGAAATAACTATTGAAACTAGCGGGCAAATTAGCATATCGTTGGGAACGGGAAGTAGCTGGATTCTTACCAACCAAGTTGCTGGCGCAATAACTGCTAATGCTTGGAATCATGTTGCGTATGTTCGTTCTTCTGGTACTTTGTCTGTTTTTATTAACGGCACTAGAACATATACAGTAGCAAACTCATCAACTGTAGGAAATGCAAATACAACTGCTGTTATTGGCTCAAACAGAGGTACGGCAGCATTTTTTACTGGGTATGTTTCTAATTTTAGGTTTATTAACGGGTCAACCCCATACGACCCTACGCAAACTGGAATTACAGTTCCAACTGCGCCAATAAATGTAGTTACAGGAACATCTTTATTAACAGCACAATCAAATAGGTTTGTTGACGCTAGTGCAAATGCGTTTTCAATAACACCAAGTGGCACACCATCCGTCCAAGCCTTCTCCCCGTTCGTCCCTACTGTTACCACACCGACGACGTATAGCAATTATTTTGACGGTACTGGGGATTATTTAAGTTCGTCTTCGGCTAACTATACAGCCACTGGTGATTTCACTGCGGAGGCTTGGTTCTATGCGACCAGTAATCCATCTTTTGGTGGAATTATAAATACTAGACCTCAATCCAATACAACTGGATGGGCTATAAATTTAGATAGCTCACAAAAAATACGTTTTTATATCAATGGCACTGATTTTCCAGCCGGATATACTTCATATAATTTAAACCAGTGGTATCACGTTGCTCTTGTTCGTTCTGGGTCAACTGTCACAGGTTATGTAAACGGCATATCTGTAGGTACAACAACAAACTCTTCAACAACTACTACAACTGATTTAGTAATTGGAAGGTTCTACTCTGACTTAGATAACTATTATTTAAACGGAGTGGTAAGTAATGCGCGGTTTGTAAACGGCACTGCTTTATACACCACCAACTTTACGCCGCCTAACGCACCGTTTCCTACTGGAACAACCAACCAGCAACTTTTGACCTGCCAAGCTAGTACGTTGATTGATTCCAATACGTATACAACTGCAAAGACAATTACGGCTAACGGCAACGTCAGACCTGTATCATCCCCTACCCCATTCCCAGCAAAGGTAGATCAGACTACATTGAACTCTGCCTACAGCACATCACTGATAGGTGGTAGTGGGTACTTTGATGGTACGGGCGATTATTTGAACAGCACAATTACTGCGCTTGGTGATTTTACCGTTGAGTGTTGGGCATACTTTACAACAGCCGCAAGCAAAACAATTTTAACTATAGGTGATGGAGCAACGACTTCTGGGTTTGAGCTTTATACAAATAGCTCAAGTTATATTGTTATGGGTAACTCTACTGGAAGCGTTTCAACAAGCCCAACCACGTTAAAAGCAAATCAATGGTATTACTTTGCAGCCACTAGATCAGGCAGCACGATAACTGCGTATGTGAATGGAGTTTCTATTGGCACTGCAAACATGGGTAGCACTACACTATCTACAACAATCCGTGTTGGCGTTGAATACTATAGTTCTACTTTGGCTCAATATTTTACTGGGTATATCGGCAGTTTAAGAATTAGTAATACTGTTAGAACAGGTCTTGTTAATTCAGCGCCTATAGCTCCTTACACTTCGGACGCAAATACAGTCTATCTCTTGAACTACACCAACGGCGGCATCTTCGACAACACGGCTAAGAACGTATTAGAGACTGTAGGTAATGCACAGATTAGCACCACGCAGAGTAAGTGGGGTGGGAGTTCTTTAAAATCCGCTGCCTCAACAGATTATTTAACTGGCAAATCAATTGCGCTTGGTGGCGGAGACTTTACTATTGAATGCTGGGTATACCCAACATCGTTTCCGGGAAGTCAAAACGCTGTGCTGTCTTTTGGAACATCAGATTTAACATCTACTTGCATAGTGTACTTAGGGTCAGCAGGGCAACTTGCTTTTTATAATAATTCAATTGTTGCAACATCCACTTCAACTGCATCGGCAAATACTTGGACACATATTACTATTGTCAGAGTAAGTGGAACTGTTAAATTATTTGTCAATGGAATTCAAGATGGTTCAGGGTCAAATAGTAATAATATTTCAGATGTAAATCTTCAGGTATTTCGTGGGTTTGGTGGCATTACTACACCAATTATTGGTTACATCGACGATCTCCGCATTACTAAAGGCGTAGCGCGTTACACCACAAACTTCACACCACCAACATCACAATTGCAAGATCAGTAGGAGGATGAAATTGACCCGCTAACCCTGTTAGCCGCAGCAAAAACCGCAGCCGCTGCAATACGCAAAGGCTGTGAGATGTACCAAGAGTACAAGGCGCAAGGAATGGAGTTAGTAGATGCGTATGGACAAGCCAAGGATGTCGTTGCAGATTTAAGCGGGCACCTTGGCAATTTCTTTAAAGCGCATGAGCAACTAGAAACACATGTACATGAAGAAGAGCTAAAGACAAAGAAAGCGCGTGACCCTGAACTGTCTGTCAATCAAGAAGCATTTAACAGGGTCATGGCAGTAAAGGAAATGATTCGGCTAGAAACCGAGTTGCGCGAAATGATGGTGTACCAAGCACCCAAAGAACTCGGTGCGATCTGGACAGAGTTTGAGGTAATGCGCGACAGAGTAAAAGCAGAACGTGCTGAAGTCCAGCGTCAGGAACTACATAAGAAACAGGTGGCTCAATGGCGACGGGCAAGTATAAAAAGAAAAATCGCGGAGCAGATG